GATGGTGGCGTAGGCAAAGGGCATGAACAGGAAGCCTGCCACAGCGAAGGCTATCCACTGGGCAATTTTTCCGCGGCGAGCTGCCTGTTGTTCAGGCGTTAGGTTGGTGGGCATACGAGTTTGGTTGAGAGTGCTTCGTACTGTTGACGATGGGCTTCTGAGGCGACAGGAGATTTGGCGATTAAGTCAAGGAGGTCCTGAGTGCATTCCTGAAGAAGTTCTGGATCAACCTTCTTGAAGGAGGGGAGGGGAATGATCGACGAGTTAATTTTCTTCCTGAGCACATCCCACATGGCTGATTGAAGAAGCATAAGTTCCTGGAGTTCCTTAGTCATGGTAGTCATGGCGGTATCTGCTGTGAGGAGGGGTATCTACGGAGAGGTCGGGCTTGCGCGTTGGCAGGGCTTTTTCAAGGCGAGTAATGCGCTTGCGAAGAGTGCGTACTTCACTGGTCTTCTTGCCTAAGGGAGCCAATAAGCTGGGGTAATCAGGGTTAGTGACCCTAGGTAGGCTTTGCCCACTTTCTCGGCGCTGAAGCCGAGACTCTGGTAGACGTTGAGGGAGTGGAAAGGGAAGGGCACGTTCAATCGGGTAGCACGGAATCCTGTTTTTGTAAACACTTATTTCAGGAGACCCAGTTCGCGCAAGACGAGGCGGGCTGCTGTCATATACCTGTCCTCGACTGTGGTGTGTAGCATGGAGGCGCGTGAGGCCAACTCGTTCGCCACCATCTCGATCAGTGCCTCCTTGTCGGTGATGTCCACCAAGGCGATGCGGTGGACATGGGGGACATTGCATACCTCAGCGGACATCTGCGCTTCCTTTCGGGTCTTCCAGTGAGGAAACCCCCGGCACACAGCCCAAGCGTAGGTGGGCTTCCAGGTTTTGATCTTGGAGACAAGCAGGGGACCCTTGGGCGCTCTGCGGGTGAGTTTGCATTTCTTCATAGGGGGCAGGTTACTGACAAGTACCTGGACTGCCCCGTCATCAGGCACAATGAGTGGGGGAACACATCCCTCCTCACAGTGGCGGCAGTAACAGATGTATTTCCCTTCATGAGCCGATGGGTACACCTCAAGGTATTTGTCCAACTTACAGGTGGGGCAGAGGAATTTCATGGTAAGTCCGCTCCTCCTATTGTTTGAAAGACTCCTGCCCACCAGCCACGCTTCCAATCCTTGAAGTCATCTGTCAGCGGTTCGGGGCAGCCTACACAGTTATATTCCTCAAAGATCGCGTCATGAGAGTCAGTATGGGGTTTCCTGTTTATAGCCGCCGTATAACCCCTGCGGAAACCTTCCGATTGGTTCTCAGGGGCGTTCACGCGGTCGCTCTTTCCGTAAGACCAAAAGGCGATTTTCTCACCTATCGTGTTTAGGGTTCTCATGGCTTCGGCCCCACAGAGAAATAGGGCACCCCACCGGGTAGCACGGACCACATGTTTCTGGGCAGCAAAATACGCGCATACCCGATGGCGATACCTAGGGCGAGTAGCTGCTCCATATTTTGATGCTCACCCCACTGGTTGTCGTCTTTGGTCATGCAGGCATTGAGGAAGCTCATCCCGCCCCCTCCACTGACTTGAAAATCGTCGGAGAGGCAGTCAAGCATCGACCGGATGTCCCCCGTGTGCGCGGCTAGCCTCTCGGGATGGAAACCGAACTTGCTCATGATGCCCTCCGCAATCACCGCCTGTGCAGTGTCCTCGTCGTCCTTGAAAAGGCAGTCACGAAAGACAGCCCATACATTTTCGGCGGTGAGTTTTATTTGGGTGCTCATTTATGTTTCGTCTCCTGCGGCGATCTACTTGCATCTTTAAGCCGTCATCGCTTTCGCTCAGGCACCGCATTCCGACGAAGGAAGGGGGTTAGAAGGTTTTCTGAGATTCCCTGACCCGCCAGCCGAACGATTCCCACCGCTTGGTGTTGGGTGTAAGCGTGCCCTTTACCCTCACGATTCTCATGCGGTCATTGCAGCCCTGAACGAGCGCAGAGTCATCCGTCTCGTACGGCCAGCATTGGTTATTGCGCAGCATGTCGATTGGAAACGGTCCTGATCCTTCGACTGTAATTAGGTGGAATTTAGGCTTCATGGCGATTTAAATCTTAGCGAGGGTGGAAGCCAATGAGGTTTTTATTTCTGTGAGTTTGACCCGCTCCGCTAGCAGTCCCTGAACAAATCCAATGCTCGCTATTTGCTCAAGGGTTACGGCAATGATCCTATCGCATGTAGCCCACGCCGAACCAACAGAGGTGGTCCCCGAGTAGCCAAACAATGGTGCTTCGGTTAGCTTGGCTTTCTGCCAAACCCAGCCGGTTCGACCGCCCAAGCATTGATCTGGAACATCGAATGCAACGCAAAGGCGTTCACCGTCGATACGGTGACCCACGTCAAGCCAGTAGAATCGGCATTGCGGCGGACCATCCACCTTGAATCCCAATATCGGCAGCAAGCGGAATGCCCGTGCGCGATGCTTAGTCTGTTGCTTAACGGTCAGTGCTCTCATTTGCCCGGCTCCTTTAAAAGCTCCTCAACGCTGGACCATGTGTTCTCGTTGCCGCAGGCGTAGAAATCGCAACCGTCGCCGTCTGCGTAGAAGTGGACAATTACGCGGCGGTTCCCGACCTCGTTGCGCCACATTTCAAAGCACTCGCCGTCTTTGATACGGTCTGCCTTTGCGGGCTCAAATTGGCGAAGTGGGGTCCAGCCTGCGGAACGCAAAAGGTGTTCGGCCTTGCGGTGGCAATCGTTATTAGTGTGTTTCATGTATACGTGTGTAACACGAATCCTGTATTTGTAAACAACAAAACAGAACCGCCCCCAGAACTTCCTGTAGCTCTGAGGGCGGCCTGCTATGACAGCACAGCTTTACAGCCGTGCAACTTTATCGGTGCCAACACCCGTGAGGTTTTTGGCAGCAGCGAGGGCAGCCAAGGCGTCGGCCGCAGCGGTAACCCTCGTCTCGTTGGAGCCAGCGGCGACCAAGTTGGAACCCACCTCGCTCAGGTCCTTGCCTTCCATCAAACCAATCGTGGAGGCGATGAGTTCAACGATGTTGGCCGGGTTCTCCAGCTTGATGAAGTTCTGCCCGAAGAGGGCACGCAAACCATCCTCGACCACGGACCTGCCCCAGTTGGAGGTGCCTCCCGGCATGATCCAGAACACCTCGTACTTCTCGCGCAGTTCGGTGAGGAGTTCCGGAAGGGGAATGTTTTCCTGGAGGCTGTCCCCGATGACTTGCTTCACCTCATGCCTCTTCACCTCGTTGTAGGGAAGTTCGTCACCCGTGATGAACAGGTAGCCCTTCTTCTCCCGCTTGGTGAGGCTGTTCAGGTCCGTGTGGCGGGCCATGTAGTACATGCCCAACTCGTAGGATTCGTGGTACCCGGGTCCACCGCCCCGCTCAAGCAGGATTTTGGTGAGGGCGGCATCCATCTCGTTGCCCGCCTCGTACTGACCCACCTGGAGGGGTGCGCGGTCTGTGGTGGCGTCTCCGATGGCTCCGAAAAGCACTTGAGGGTCCGATACGAAGCCCTCACGGGTGAGGGTTTGCATCAGGGTGCCCAGGGCCTCAACGAAGAGCCGTGGAACCTCAGCCATCGAGCCTGTGACATCGAAGAGCACGGCAATGGAGTTGGCAGTGGGGTGGAGGTCGCTGTCGAAGGACTCACGGATAAGCTTACCCGCCCTGTTGGGCTTGGAAGGGTCTAGGCTTTCGTGAACTCCTGCGGCTGTTGCCCCGGAGAGGACAGCGGCTGTGTGGGTGAAGGCGTCTGTGTGCGTCTCCCGATGGTGCTCAATGCGGGCACTGTATACTGAACTGTCGTAGGAGGAGGAACCCATGGTGGTACGTTATGTTGTGGTTGTTGATTACCGAGGCATTGAGAAGACGCGGAATTTGCGCTCCCCATAGATTTCGGTGAGAACATTGCGAAAGTCATCATGAACCTGCCAGGTGTTCTGAATCCTGTGTTTGGGTCCCAGCAGGCAAGCCTTCAGGAACCGGAACATCGGAAGGGGACACGGAGCGGTGGCCGCCTGCGTCAGGGAAGAAATACCCAGCAGGTAACACATGCATTGGGCAGCCATGTAGATGTCTGTAGCGGGGGTGACAGGCTCACTCCCCAGTATTTCAGGGGCATAAATGGACCTCCAGTCAGGACTAAGGGCAGTCACTCTCCCTCCCGCTCTCACAGCGTATCCGAAATCGAGGAGTTGCCCCCGGTGACTTTCGGGCTCAATGATGAAGTGGTCTGGAGTAACCGCACCATGAACAAATCCCGTAGCATGCAGACAGTGCAGTGCGTCAATGATACGGTTGAACATCCAAGCCGCATCCCGAGGATCAAGTACGGGATAGGCGATGTGGACTTCAGCTAGGGTGGAGACTTCTCGCAGAGAAGGCTTCCCATTTCCAGGTGTGAGGGCGAAAGATGTCACCCTGCGATTGTCACCGATGTGGAAGCTTTCCCGTGGAAGGGGGAGTTTGGTCTCACCCTCTTTTATCCACTGGGGAGATGTGCGAGCGGCAGTGAGAACTCCGAACTCATTCTCCATCAAATCGTTATTCTCAGAACTCCTGCATACCTTCAACAGTATGGGTTCATTATCCACCCCCGTGGCATCGTAAATCTCGCTTATGTCTCCACGCCCGATGAGCCCCCGCACGGTGTACTTGTCGGCGGTGCCCGGTTCAGCCTCGTACCATCCAGGTATGTCAACCGTGGCGGTAGGGGTGTCAAAATTGAAGCGGCGTCTCATTGGGTAGGTACCCGCTCCCGCATGACGGTGGCTTCCCGCTCCCGCAGGAAGTTAAACCAGCGGGCATTCTCCTGTTCCTTGGCCACGCTCAATTCACGTGAATGGAGCCCTAGGGGCGTGCCTAATATGGAGGCGTAGTGAGGTCCGGGGCATATGGGTCGGGTGTACTCCCAGCGAAGAACGTCACTCGGAGTGCAAGACCAAGCACTGTCACCAAACCCGTAGAATTTGTGGATAGTGGTGTCCCACCACGCCTTCTCCACTACCTGTCCCGTTACCAAGAAGAGTCTTACCGTGGAACTCAGGGAAGGAAAAGAGTTGGCATTCGGTCCCTGCACGGGAGCAGGTGCTTCCGCAACAGGTTCAACGAAACTGAAACGCCGTGCCATAGACCCGAAGTAGAACACTACTCTGAGCAGAATGTAAACACAAATCCTGTTTCAGCCTACAGAAATTAGTCGCCCGGAGGGTGGTTGTACTCGGGTATCACAAGTCTGAAGTTAGGATCATCGGGCTCGTGACCCTCCACGGCTATGCACACGGCTACAATGTCAGAAGGCTTTGCCCAGCCGCGGTCAGGTTCGTGGTTGGCGTCACCCGCTGTGTAGATGTGACCATTTTCTATCTTGTAGATGCGATGAAACACGTGATTGTACCTGTGCCCAGCTATCTCGATACTGAAGTGACTCCACCGGTCCACCACCATGCCAACCTTGAGAGCGCTATACGGCACCTGACCTACGTCGGGACCCACGGAGTTCATCGTCACGGTTTTGTTCGCCCACTGCTCTCCCATAGAGTGTGAGTAGTCCCAGATTTTCATTGGGTACTCAACTGCTGCGTGATGGATTTTGTCAGGAGTGGTGCGCTCCTGCGGTTCTGCTGTCAGCGTGGAGTTGGGATGGTAGTCTGACTGCGTGGTGGCTTTTCCTTGCAGGGCGCTCAGCCCCATCAAACCCGCAGCGGCCATATTCTTGAACATCCCCTCAGCTAACTCGGGCTCGGAAGTCAGAGGAAAACCTACCAGGTACGCAAGTTCCTGGTCGTAGGCTTCAAACAGGGTGTCTATGTGCTCGCGACAGGTCACAGCATAACTAGGGACAAAAGAAGGACCGCCATAGGAGGCGGTCCTTCCGACCCAAAAACCCCAAACCCAGAAAAGCGGGTTAGATGTTGGGGTAGATGCCGCCGAAGGCACCCGAGTTGTAGCCCGGTGCGGTGCCCCAGTTCTGCTTGCCCACGGGGATGCACTCGACTTCCGGATTCCTGCGGTCGGCAGGGTTGCGGAGCATGATGGTGACATTCACCTGGGTGTTGCCCGATCCGAAGATGCCGATCTGCTGCGAGGCCGTGACAAAGTGCTTTGTCTGGACGCAGGACGGGGCGATCACGATCGGAGTTCCCAGGGAGGTGCCCTGGTAGGCCGTGGAGGACGTGGCATAGGAACCCGAGGGGTAACCAGAGACGAACTCACGAACGAAGAGCGTAGCGGTGTTGACACCGATATTCTCGAAGTTGAGGTCAACTGCGCCGAAGCGGTCGTTGAGACGGAGAGCGTAACCGCTCAGTGTGGTGGCGTCGGTACCGAAGCCGAGGTTGGATAGTTGCTGTGGCATGTTGTTTTGTTGTTCCTAGCGTTAGATGTTCGGGTATACTCCACCGAAAGCGGTGCTGTTAAAGCCGGGGGCAAATCCCCAGTTCTGTTTGCCCACGGGAATGCACTCTATCTCTGGATTCCTGCGGTCGGCAGGGTTGCGGAGAGCGATGGTGACGTTGACGGAGGTATTTCCAGAGCCGAAGAGTCCCATCTGCGTGGACGCTTGCACGAGGTGCTGCGTCTTTACCCCACCCGGCGGTATCACGATGGCCGCACCAAAACCCGTGTTGAAGTACTGCGATCCCGTGGCGGGATACGTGTAGTTCGGGTATCCCGAGGTGTACTCGCGGATGAAAAGAGTGGCTTGGTTAGCCCCTACGTTTTCAAAAATTAGGTCAACTGCACCGAAGCGATCATTGAGACGGAGAGCGTAACCGCTCAGTGTGGTGGCGTCGGTACCGAAGGCGATATTAGAAAGCTGCTGTGGCATGACGTAACCACGCCCGCCACCCCCCTACCACACAACGTGCCTATCCAAGTAGGCACATTGAGCATTAAATCAGCCTGCCCACAACTTCACTATCCTCTGCGCTCTCAAAGAGTCCTAGCACGTAATCGACAGAGAGATATACCAACTTACGCTTTTCGGGTGCACCCTCTTCAGCAGGGTTCAACACCAGTTCCGCAAAGTTTCCCAGGCTGAACCGACTAGCCTTTTGCAGGTCAATGTAGATTCTGGAGCCGGGGGCAACCGTATCCATATCAGTCTGCTTACCTGCTGATATGAAACAGGTTGTGATAGCAGCCGCCGAACTGTCATCGGGGAGGAAAATGTTGTCCGACTTTGTGGCAAGGCGCACGTCTGCAAACACCCACCGACCCACGGGAATCACCGTCTTGGTGGACAGAGGGACCGAGGTGTCGGTTATTTTGGCGAGAGCGTCCCCCCAGTGCATCACCACCATGGACTTGTCGGCCACGGTGTAGAAATTAGTCAACTGGGGATTCACCTGGACCATGACGATGTCACCAACGTCAACGTCAGGGAGAGTACGGGGACCCATCTCAGCGTGCCCCTTCCAGCGCCCGTCGCCCTTTGCCACTACCCGGACGAAGTAATGCTCCTTGAATGCCGTGTTGGGCATGAGAAGCCCCTCGGGTACGGGGAGTTCCTGTTCGGTGAGCTCTATGACTCCTAGGCGTTCGCCGTAGAGGTTAACTGAGGAAAAGGCGTTCAATGGCGAGAGCATATTCGTCATTAGAACCGTGCTTGTGCATGCCCTCTAACCCGTAATGCCATGCGAGAGCTAAATAGTACACCTGGGCAGATAGGGGTCTGGTATCCAGACCCCCTCTAGATGTTCTCGGAGACCGGTGTGTATCCACCCAAGGAAATTGACTATCTTTGGGCCATTGCCAGTTGTCGAACAGGTATTTGAAGTGCTCTTTTGCCACTTCATAAGCAAGAGCGCGGTTGAGGGTAGCGAGATAGAAGGGGGCAGACGTGTACCGCTCCCACGTCTCCTTTTTCATCTGGTACATGCTGCGCTCGCCCTTCTTGCCAATCTTACGGGAGTTGTAACCCGTCTCTCGGGCCGCTATAGAGTCCAAAAATTTCTCCGCATGCGGCTCCAAGTAAGGGTTGTCAAAGTTAAACTCCTTTTTGAAGGCTTCACACTGGGTGATAGGCACGACATCGGCCAACATTTCTGTCGGCCGAAGAAGGGGCACAGTGGCAAGAATGCCTAGGAATTGACGGCGCGTCATGCAGGCTTAAGAACCGTCTACAAAATACACCTCTCCATCGGAGAAGGACTTCACCAGCACACTCTCCTGACTGAACTCCTTGCACAGGGCCGTCGCCAGATCAATGAGTTGCTCCTTGGAAATCATCAGCACCTCAAGGGTGAGAGACTTCTCATTATACAGGGCACCTTTGGCACTCTTGTACCTGCCGGTGAAATAGTTGCCAAGGGTGAAACCCGAGATGTTTTTCTCCTTCATCACCCGGTCAATCTTTCTCACTCGATTGAAGCGGTTGAGGAGACTCTCGAACCAAGCTTTAGCAAAATTCAGGATACCAGGACCCGCCGTGGCATTGATGTTGGTGGAGAAAATGACCACGCCCCCTCTTTCGTTAGAAGGGAGCGTCTGAACCACCGCCTCGGTGATAGTGGGCTTGAAGGTAAAGGAATAGCGGTTCGTCCACTTAAGGTCGAAGGTTTCCTCTACAGGACGATAATTGACGCGCCCAAGAAGGCGGCTGATAAGTGTGCTCATATGCTTACGATTTCCGCTTTGGGGTGAAGTTCCTTGAACTGTTTTATAGCATCATTCTCCGTGGGTGCCTCCACTAATTCAAAGGCGGGAACGTACATGTCCTCTTCCAGATATTCGATGAGGAAGCTCATTCTCCGTATTTGCCCGAGGGGCGTAGTTTGTACCACTGGCGCACCAGACCAAGATTTTCCTCCTGTGTCTGGTTAAGAGGCCCGAGTTCCTTGTCCGAGGGCACCCGTCCAAGGGCACGCGCAAGGCTCATCAGGTCGGAGAGGTCTTTCTCCCGCATTGTGTTCAGTTTCAGTCGGAACAACTCCACAGCCTTCGCCACGGGATACTCCTTGGAGGAGGGGTCTGATGCGACGGATTTGGGCGTGGTGTTCCCATCAGGAAAGACATGTCCTGAGGTCATGAAGTCCACGTAGCCCCCTGTGGGGCTAACCCAAGAAATCACGCCCGGTGAAGCCAAATCGGGTTTCCAGCCCATGGGGGGCACGATTGCCTGCATTGCCCTGTGGCTTATCTTCACGAAGAGGTCTAGGTCCACCGTGGGACGGTAGGCTCTGGTGTCCTTGACGTAGTGCAGAACACCCACGGAACCTACGATAACCGCCTCGATACCCAGTCTTTTCAAGTAGCCGAGGAGATGCTTGGTCTCATCGGGCGTGGGCGGCACATGTGTGCCTTGCTCACCCTCCACAAGCGTGTTCCTTACCTGGCACTGCCTCAGGTAAGCGTCGATCGGTGTTCCTCCAATGAGTTCTGTGACCATTCGGCTTGGCATTAGAATAACTAGCCTAGCGTTTTAGGTAGGGATGTAAAGATTAATGTTTACAAATACAGTGAATGAATATCAAAGCGATAGTTGAGAACCACTTTGAGATAGTCCCCGGTCGCTCCACTAAGGAGGAGATATGCTTTCTCTGCCCAGAACCCGGATGTCACGATGTTTCTGGCAATCGTTCGGTAAACGTATCCACCCTCAAGACATCATGTTGGCGCTGTGGCAAAGGGGGAGACTTCTTCAAGTGGGCAAAACATCTGGGGCTTGAGTTGGAGAACGTAGAGGAAGATATTGGCACCACATTTGAGGACTTAGAAACTTCCCTGGCTGAGATAGAGGAGCCCCAAGTTAAGGGCACCGAGATTGTAACTGAGGTGCAACTCCCCCGCGGGTACACCCCTCTTACCTATGACGGGCGGGATGGGTACCATAGGATGGCCTCCAACATGGCGCGGAGGAAACATCTCTACCTGGAGGACCTGGTGGATGCCGGGGTGGGGGTGGCACCCGACAACCATCTTTGGGAGCCCTATGCCATATTCCCCGTGTGGGAGTGGGGCAGGGTGGTGTATTATCAGGGGCGCACTCTCATCGACCCCTACGAGGAATCCACCAAGAAGTTTCCCAGCAGGAAGGAACTCCCCCGCGGTAGCCGATACTGGCTGTACGGGATTGATGAACTTCGAAACAACAAGGCGGGGTCAGTGGTCGTCATTGTGGAGTCCATTCTGAACGTGCTCAGCCTGCGCGTTGAACTGGCTGCCCGGGGACTCACAGAGTACTCCCCCGTATGCATATTCAAACACAAATTGAGCCCCGAGCAACTGGCTAAACTTCTACGATGCAAGGGTATTAGGGAAGTGACATTCCTCTATGATGAGGACGCTACGGCGGCCGCCCACAATGAAGCTAACCTTTTGGTGAACAGATTCCCGAAGGTGACGGTAACTGAGATGCCGCAGGGAGATGCCAACGATAACGCCTCATTGGCCGTGGACCGGCTTCTCGTGCGCAGGTCCCCTGAGGTGCTTGTCTTTAGAGGGTCTTAAGCCCCATCAAATCTCCCTCGCGGGGTGGCCCGCCACATTATCTTACCCTCTTCATTGAAGGTGAACTCTATACCTGTCTTCTCTCTTATCATGGGCGAGGCTTTCTCTAGCTGCTCCCTTGATAAATCTGCCAGGTGTACCGTATAAAATTTCAAGTGGAGAGTTGGGTAGGTTCCCTTTTGTGACCAGCCATTCTGGGGGTGCCACTCGGGGTATCTCTCGGGTCCCGTTTCCTGGGTTTTGACGTGGTAGGTACTCCCATCAGGATTGTATTGGAGTTTCGAGCCCTCTGAGGTTGACCCGCAGAACCGGAGCTCGTCCGGTTGGTCATTGGGAACCGTCAGATAAATTTTGTGAGGCCATCCGTACTTCCAGTCTGCTACCTCGCTGGCATACCCAGCCTCAAGGAATACAAGAAATTGCTGGGGTGTTATCGAGCCGCACCATGTGCAGGTGGGGAATCGGATGGGCTGTCCGCTTTTTCCCCTATTATCTCTTTCCTCCCACTTGCCTCCCCCATAAGTGAAGGGGTCTCCACCCTCGGAGGCGTGCGCATTCGTTGTTGGTAGGTCAGTTGCCATGAGCTATAAGAACCTGACGTTTGGACACCTTTGGGGCATCTACTAGGTCAGAACCTATTACTTGGTGGCTGCCTCAGCCTCCAGACGCTCACGCTGCTTCTTCTGCCACTCCTCGTGGGCTTCCCGCTGCCTCCGCTGGTCTTCCCCGTAGGCGACCTCGTACATCGTGAAACCGCAACGTTCGGTGTCACGGGCATGCTTGGGATCAACGTACCAATAGCGACCGGGGGCGGTCGTCATGGTGGCGTGTGAACAGGAACTCATGTGCTCCTTCTGCTGACCGTAGCAATCATGCTTTGCCATGTCAGAGCTGACATACACCACGTTGATGCAGGTGGACGTGCACCCGGGAACGTGAGACCCCCAGTTAGCGGTCACCAGACCATCATGCCGTACGCCCAGTTCATCAACCACGGTTACGTGTTGACCCATCCTTACTGCTTCTCCCGATTCATTCGGTTTCATGTCATTCCTTTGTTAATCCTGTAGCGTTATGCTACAGAAAGTCTGGGAGAAAATTGTACACCAACTCAAAGAACTACCGAGAATTGAACGGTATCACCTGTCCCGGTTCTTTGGCAGCATTGAGCTTAGCCAGCTGAGCCACGAGCCAGTCTTCAGTGGACTTTGTGTCTATCTGGGAGGGCTCCACCTTTGTGCCAAATTCGTTTGACGCCCAAGAGGCAGCTTTCGCAGCAGCATCCTCGGGTTTGTGACCCTGAAGCCGCATATGCCAATACTGGTCATCCGCAGCCTTCTTAACTCGCTCAAACCCCTCTTCCCACAGGTGCTCAAGCAGGGCTGCGGGAAAGTTCTCGGGGGCAAGTGATTTTACCTCGTCCATATCAGGCTCCAAATTGACCTACAGAGGGCCGGGGCACATCCCCGTAGACGGTGTGATCATCATCACCCACGTAAAGATAGAAGGAGCCAAATTCCTTGGACGCCTGTGTCAGGCGCTTGCCTGCCTCTTCCTCCCAGTCGAAGGTCTCCCAGAAACCTGCACCATGACCCTCTCGGGTGAGCCAGAAGTCATGACCCGCCTGTTCTCGGTCGGAATACTGGGACCGAGTCAAACATGCGTTGTCGATGTCATCGCCATTCTCTTCCTGGAACTTGGCGCAATCATCCATCATCTGATGAAGGGTGGCAGGGTCGATGTCCTCCATCCCGTAGTTTTTGTCCAGAGGTTCGCCCCCGCTGTCATCTGCGTTATCCGTGGAGGACCAGAGAGCGGCTTCAATGTAGGCACGGGTAAACTCATCCATCTGGCGGGGTGCTGGAGGCTCCTTTCCAGAAAACTCCAGCAGATTGGTAATGAAGGTGCTCACACTCTCGCCCCGTAGAGATTTCAGGGCTTCATCTGCATCACTCCAGCCGTTATTCCACTTAAAGTAAGCCTCAGACTTGTCATGCCAAGGATTGTCTGTGATAGGGTGCCCATCACAGCGGGCGTCGTACCCTGCTGCCGTGTCCGAGTCCACGTCGTCCTGGTACCTGTATCCGCCCTGCTTGGCAGGGTGGGTGGCGAACTCCCGAGGGTTGGGTCTCGTGTTGAGGGGGTCTGGCTGGCGCTCTCCGCGCATCATACGGTCGAACCCAGCCCATCTGCCCGTCTCTTGAAAGACAGACCCCTTGAACTTCAGAGGGCTAACAGGCATTAGAAGCCGCCGATAAGCGGGCAGTTGCCACCAGAAATGCGGTTGAAGTAACGCTGGATGCTAAATCCAAGGGTGCTGCCGCCGGAAGCATTTCCGATGCAGCGAACCTGAGTGTAGGCACTCGCCACTTGGAGGCTCACCTGGTAACCCGGCTGGAGGGAGTTGTTGAGGGGGCTGCCGATCGTCTGAATGTCCGTCCAGGTATACCCATCGGGTGACTGCTGGAAGTCATAATTCAGGGTATTCGTTCCGTCATTTGACAGGATTACATTGGCAGAGACGGAGCCCTGACCGGGTATCCCAAAGAGAGTTCCGAGAGAGGAGGGTACAACCTGAGAGTCAACGACGAAGGTCTGCATAGCCCTAACTAGTGGACCTCCAAGGCCAGCGATTAGCCCCAGAGATAGCTCCCAGCCAAATTCGTAGGCGTATACCTGGTAATTGAAGCGAAACCAGGACTATTTCTCTTCCACTCGCCCCTCGTGGGATATTTCTGGGCATCAACTACTAACTCGGAGTCAGATAAACCCGTAACCCTATGATAATGGGTATCTCTACTCCAAGCGAAGAGTTCGTGTTTTTCTTTCGGGGAAAGAAGAAGCCGAGTCCCTTGCAGGGGACCCGGCTCTAACCTTTGGAGGGTTGTCTGAGTGGTTTAAGGTGCCCGCCTACGAAGCGGGTGTAGTGCGCAAACACTACCCGAGGTTCGAATCCCCGACCCTCCCTCTAATTTAGCACGCATGTCCTAAATAGAACAGTGAAAAAATAAAAGGGAAGGCCCATGAGAGCCTATGCATCAGGGTCGGCGTAAAGCTGGAGTCCTTGGCAATGCCAGGAAATGTCCAGCGAATGAGCAGCGTGTTGTCCCCCGAGTAGAGTCCTGCCTCTGTGATCAGGTAGCCGTTTGCGTCATTCACTCCTAGGGTGAAATACGTCTGGGAGTAGTAGGGCGACGGGTAAGAGGTGGTATCGACCAGTTTCGTGTTCAACTGGGCGTTGTCGGGGGCCACCAAGTTTACCTGAGCCTGAAGTTGGGTATCCGCAGTGGTGGGGGGCTTAACGCCCGTGCCAACACCAAAACGTTGGATAACGTAGTTTCCTACAGGAGCCCTGTAAGTTGCTGCGTAGCACAGATATTGTCTGAAGTTGTCCAACTGGAGATTCGGGCCTAGGGGAATCTCGTTCGAAGAAAGGTCAAAATCGGACATCGACTTGCCCGGCAGTACCCAGCCCCATCGCACAGCATCGGCAAGCTTTACAAGCTTACCTTCGGCGTCGTTTATGGCGATTACGGAACTGAACCCTTTGAAGTGCTTCACACCCTAACTAGAATGCCTTACTATCTTCAACACAGTGGGCATCAGAAATAGGGCAATGAGGAACCACCCCAGAGGCGCGGAGTAGCAGAAGGCGATACCAACCCAGAGCACAGTCAAGCACAGCCCGAGGAACAGGATGAAGATGCCAAAGAGGGCTCCCAGTGCGGCTAACATACCAGCATCTTACACCCCTTGGCAGGAATGTAAACACTAAAGTTTCTTTGCCCCCATCTTGAAGTAGGCTTCGGCTGTGAGCGCAGCCGCTGCGGGACAGGTCTTAGAAGTGTTTAACACGCTAGCCACTAGTGCTTTAGTGGCCTCTATTTTGCCCAGTAATCCGTTGATGGCAGCTACCGCCTGAATTATGGGGCTCAAGTCCTTCTGGATACCAGCAGCAATCTGATCAGCAACCTTTTTTATTGCGTTATCCAACTGTTGAACAGCCTCTTGAGCCAGTTTGTTCACTTCATCTATTACTGCCTTTTCAACAGAATTGATGGCGCTCTGAATGAGTTCCCCAATAATTTTCTTGAGCAGAGCAGCGAATACGGAAGCTCCCGGGGAACAGGCTAGACCTCCCAGGCTGAGACTCGCACTGATAGCTTGCACGCTGTTCAGAAGAGCCTGCAAACCCGGAATGTTGAGGGCGTTCAGAATAGTAAGTTCAGCATCGGTTAAGGTGCTGGAAAGGCTAGCCTCCAAGCTGGCAATATCCGCAGATACCAGGGTAGCAACGCTCAGTGTGGGAGCACAGGGATCAACAGTAATCTGACCTACAGGAGTTACGATTCCTATGGATGAGGTGGGAACGGCTACTGGAACCGAGGAGCCTCCAAGGGGACCTAGAATGCCAATGCTCATGCTGTGAACGTGGTGTTACTCGCGGTAGGGGTGAGTATCATCGGAATAATTGGGGGTGATGTCGGATACCCCAGGTTACCCAGGTGCGTATGCGTGTCGTAAAAGGCCATTATTTTAAGCGCCAAGGACACCACGTCAGAGAGACGCACCACAGGATCGAAGGCTGTGCCTACAGGACCTAGCTGTACAATGGGGGAATCCAGTTGATTTACCACATCCGCCGACAGCGTGTTGTTGATGGCGGCCGTAATCGTGTTCGTATTGGCACTGATATTCGTATCAGCCGTGCTTACGTTAAAGCTGTTGGAGGGGTAAAATTGGAAGTCTGTGCCTGTGAATTTCATCTGACCCACCAATGCCACCATGTTGGGAGAGTACACATCAAGTTGCTGTGTGGAGTCCGTGAATCTCAGGAGATAGCCATTAGCTGTGCGGAAAGTGAGTGAGTCGGGTTGAAGGTCTATCAGATGCCCATACCTGGATAGGAAAGCGCTTACAGGAGGCTTGGGAGGGGAGCCCTGCTGATTGGAGGGGTCTTTACCCGAAGTTTCTGACGTGTACCCTCCGGGGGACCTAGTCCACCCCCCAATACCGGCTACTTGGCTGGTATCCTGACCACCCCAGCACCACACAGGCTTATCAGGCTCACTGTCCAGAAATTGGACAAAAACGTGGTCTCCCACAGCAGGAAGCCACCCTATCATACCACTGTCATTGGTAGCCCCGGCAGGTAGTCCCATGGGGAGAGCCCAGGGGAGGTCCTCCGTGGTGATCGAGGAGCCATCAGCCTCTCCCCCCGTCACGGTACCATACACGGCGGGCACACGACACCGCAGCCTGCCCATCCGTAGAGGGTCTCCTGCGTCCTCCACACTCCCTGAATAAATGCCATTTAGGTCTCTCATCTCTTTAACTGGTATCGTGTAGTTATTACCATGAGCCTCACTCGGAATAGAATCGACAGCCTCCTTGATGAAAGCATGAGCACGAAAGACTTTGTTGCTCTTGCCGACTTCATACGAGGTCACAACGAGACTGAGGAAGACCAGTTTACCGACAGGCAGATTAAGCTGCTGGCACACTTCTGTGAGACCCAGAATCCCCTGTTCAAGTGGGACCGCTGGATGGCGTATGTAAACGGTACGGGTGGCAGGAGAGGCGGTCCTGCCCCTGCGAAAGTAGCCCAGCTTAAAGCACAGGAGCGGGATACAATCAAGCGACCCCGCCCCTTAGACGGACCGGGGTGGACTGATCCCCGAAGTGGTGAGCCCGGGTTTGAGCCCTGACGCCAGTTAGGGTGTGGGCATCGTAACAAGTCAATTCACCAATCCTTGGGGCAGCTCTGACCTCGGGGCTGTTGGGCAGGGATACCAGCCAGCCAGACCTGATTTGTGGCAGCTAGATATGCGAACCGTGGCTAAGAACATGCCCGGTTATCTCAGTGCTGCCTATGCTGCTGAAACTTCAGGCGTGAACAACCAGCAGATGTACGACCAGATTTCGGCGGCACTGCACAGTGCTGTTTTTGCCACATATCTTGCCCGCACAGTGCAACTCCCCAAGCGGGTGGTTGGTGTGGGTCCTCTCGTACGGCGCGAGAATGGCGCTTTCGAGAGCCCCGGATATGCCCCCAATATCGGTCGGGTGGAGGTTACCTTCATCCACGAACTAGCTCAGAACTACAGTGGGAGTTCCATCTGGGCTCTGCTGACGGTGTGGAGAGCTCTTGCTAGGGCAGGCACGGGGCTAGACTTCCCGAACACGTCTGACCTTTCCTTTGGGCTCACTGCGGGAGGTGCCGCTGGTGGGTCTGGGTCTGGTTTGAATAGCCCCTACAGGCAAGATTTCACCGTTACCCTAGTATCCCCTGACCCCGATCCCACAGATACAGGAACGTCCCTGGTGGAGGGTCCTGGGTATGTGGTGAAGAATGCGTGGCCCGCAGAGTTCGGTTTGGAGACCCTCTCCTACGACAACGGAAAGTCCATCATGGAACTCAAGGCGTCCTTCCAGTGCGACGACGTACTACCAGATACCATTAACTCACCTTCTGTACAGTGGGTGAGTTATAACCCTGGGGCGTGAAGGTTAAGTAGAGGCCCCGAAGCTGCCACCCACCGCACCAGGCAGCACAGTGAGGTCACTCGGATCGAGCGGGTAGTACCGATCAAGTTGGATGTTCATATCCACCGTCACGATTTCGTTACCCACTGTCATATCCAGATTCTGGGCGGGCTTCAGACCCTTGATGAGAACACCCTCAAGGTAGTAGCGGGGACCATCGGTGAAAGCGTCGTTGGTCGTGTCCGTGGGGTCTGCCACCGCAGACATGTTGGGAAGGAGGAAGTACAGGAACCCGTTGGTCTTCACCTGGGACGTAATAGCCACGCCACCATTCTGTGAGTTGGACGTAAGCTGGTGCCAGCGCTCCAGAATTTCCACCGTGCGCCTGTTGAAGGCCCAGCGAACATTGAGAGCTGTCGGTGCAAGACCCACATCCGCACCGAGGACGTAGTTCGTCTGCTGGAGCCACTTCACGGGAATCATCTCACGCTCGCGATCTGGGAAGGGGAAGGATTTGATACCGAAGGACACCTCACTGTCCCACAAACCCGCTCCTCCCCCGAGAACCTGGGGAGGAATCTGTAGCTGGATGCGGAATAGGTCGGGGCGCAGCGGATCAAGCTGCGAGTTCTGGGCTCCCCAAGAGTTCTGATATTGAATGACGGGCATCGTAGTGTGGTTTACCTAACTGTCATCAGCCGTTGGCAGACACGCCGTTGACTGCGTTGAGGATCGCTCCAGCCTGGTTCACCGTGATGTTGAGAAGAATCTGCTCGGCAACCGTGGTCGGGATGATGCTTAAGTTCACAATTACCTGCCGGGCATTCTGCGTGGTAGGTGTGTTGTTGGTGGTGTCCACCTTCAGGAAGAAGGCGTTCAGACCCCGCTTGCCCTGAATGGCGTTCAGGAGGTTGGTGAACTCCAGATTGAGCTGTGAGTACAACGTCAGGTCATTCGGATCAAACACATGGGTGATCGCGATGGCCGACATGTTCTGCACGATGTAGTTGACCAGATGAACCGCCTGGATGTTCTGAAGCTGGCTGGTGAGCCTCTGGGTCGTCCTATTGCCCCAAACCAGTACGGACTGGTTCATGAGCAGGATGGGGTTCATCTCGTTCGTGCCTGCGAAGAAGGTCTGCTTCACCGAGGGGCTGATACGGGCGTAACGTACACCTGAGGCGTACTGGAGCTGACCACGCACCTCACCTGCCGCAGCGAACCACGGAGCGTACTGGGCGAAGGTGGCGGCTGCTGCCGTCAGATAACCGACCGTGGGAGGCTGGTACTCCATGGCACCCGTAAAGGGGTTCTGGGCGTAAATCCAGTTGAAGAAGAAGGCACCGCGGAAGTTGTTGATGATGGGCTGACCAGAGTAGCTTCCCACACCATTGGTCCAGTCCAGAGCCTGCTGCGGGGGCAGGAGGTCGGGAACGTCAAGGGGAGAGAAGGCATTCAGATCACCAGCCACGCGCAGGAGTTCCTGCGCCACGGACGGGTCGGTTTGACCCGGTGCGGCGATGACTGCCAACTGGAAGTTGGAGGGGTCATCAAACACCTTGATGCCCGTGCCTGTGCCATCGGGGTTGTACCCGCCGACGTAGTCGGAGGGAAGAAGTCCTGTGGAGCCATCTGCACCCAGGCTGAATTGACCCACGTTTACGGAATTGTAGGCCAAGCCCCAAGGCTGCACTGTGTTTGCAGGAGGCTCCGTTCCAAGGATGTCCTGCACGCCCTGCCATGTGGGAATCTGAACGAGGGTGTTGTTGCTGAGAGCAGTCGGGATCGCGAGAACGGTTCCCCAGTAGTTTGCCGAGGTGGGGATCATCGTCAGGTTGTCGTAGGTGGCAACCAGCGAGCCGTTCAGGTAGACGTTGAGCTTCTTGGTGTCCTGATTCGTACCTGGCGACACCTGGCAGGAGAGCCCCGTGGCATTTCCCGTGGCACTGGTGCCATAATTGGCCCATGAACCCGGTGTTCCGGCGTTCAGGGTGATGGCGTTCGTGTACGTTCCAGACTGAACGAAGATTTGACCCGCCGTGTAGTTGTCCTGTAGTGGTACCGCCAACTGACCTGTGAGCGTGTTGGTGTAGCTGATGAGCGTTACCAAGTTGCCAGCGATAGCGCTGATGACCGCCTCACGAGTGGTCTGGAAGCCCGTCTGGGTGATCTTGATAACGTTACCCACGGTGAGGGCACCCGAGTTGCCCGACACCGTGAAGGTGTAGGCGCTCTTCGTGCCCGTCACGGTGCCCGCAGCCGTAAGCTGGTTGCCGTACACGGGGGAGACCAGAATGGCCTCAGCGTAGTTCGCAGCAGAGACCGTGGAACTGGTATCCAGTTCAGCCGAGGTGTAATTGGCTGCCAGAGGAACAGCAGCGGCACCCGAATTGATGAGGTTGATCGTACCCGCAGAACCGAGTGTACCAGCGGACACCGTGCTCACGATGGCGTTCACGGTGCTGGGCAGACCTCCCTGAATGATACGGACGTACTGACCAGGTGACACCGTGGTGGCTGCGCTGCTCAGAAGTTGGTAGGTTCCAATGTTTCCGCTCACGGCTCCCGTTGTCAGGGCTCCTGCTGCGGACACTGCCGCAGTGTACTGCCTACCCACACGAGCAATCTGAACGCCATCCGAGTAGGGCGTCACTGCCGCTACTGTCTGAGCAATAAAGGCTCCCGGTATAGCAGAGCCAAACTGGGTGACGTAGCCTCCCACATCAGAGACCGGACTGGCTACATTAAACAGACCGCGTGTCGCAGGACCAACCAAGCCCAGTGTAAACAGTGACTCGGATGTGTTGGTGAACGACTGATCTGATACTGTGGGATATACTCCAGGAAAGGTAGGCATGGTAGGATTGCTTCCCTAACTAGTGGGCCTCTGCGACCAACTGCGTTTACCAGAAGAGCAGGCAGCGGAAGCACTCAATGTTGGACTGACGGTTGAGCCAAAGGTATTTCAGGGAGTCTGCGGTGGTGAAGATTTGCATCACCTGAGACAGGATCGCCGTACCCGCTGTGTAGGGCACCGTGCCTCCACCATGGATGGTGTTGGTAACCAGGTCCAGGTAGTACATCCTGCCCGTAACTTGCGGCGTAAAATACAGGCGATTTCCTGAGTCATACGCAAACTGCGAACCTGATGTAAGTGTTTCAGAATTTGGCTGCGTGGTAATCATCACCCAGTGATCAGTGGTAAGATCAAGCCTGTTGAAGCCAACCAAAGCACCACCACGAGATGCGTACAAGTAACGCCCCCACAACAGGTTGGTGGCCGGAGTTAACATTTGACCGTAGTTGTTGGCGTAGAGAGGTCCACCACCTATAGACCCAGTGCTAGGACCTCCTGTACCATAGGCCCACTTGAGGGAGGTGCCGGTGCTGTACACGGCAGGTTCCAAGATGGCGTACGTTGACAAAGCGGTCACTGGAGCCGTGGTCACCGCAGCGATGGTGAGAGCTGTGGCTGTGTTGGACGCGATGGTGCTCTCTTGCCCCTGTCCGGTGTTGCTCGTGATCTTCACCTTGCGGCCCGCATACAGATTCACCACCCACGCTTTGTTGGTGTCCGTGATGAGTGTGGTTGACTGCGTACCCGTGCATTGACCGTTGGTGGTCGTGGTCGTGGCAGCAGTACCCGGCGTGATGTTGCCGATGATGGTGCTGGGGGCCGTGCTGGTGCCACCGATGATGTAACGCGTGGTACCATTGACGGGAGCCGTGCCCGTGGCGAAGGTGAGCACCGTGGCCGTGTTGGAGGCGATGAGTGATGCAAATCCCGTGGGTGCAGCACCCGCCGTGGTCGTGTAGTACAGGATATATCCGGCCCACTGGTTGGAGGTCCAATTTTTAGACCCGTCTACCAGAGTCGTGGTGCCGTTAGCACCGAATGTACCAGCCGCTCCAGACACGCTCACGATAGTGTAGGTGAAAGCCGTCGCGGTAGTAACCGTGATGGTGGCCGTGATGTTGTACTTGGTGGGGTTGGTGGTCTCGCCCGCGATCGTAACGCTGTACCCCGTCTGCAAGTTGTGGTTGTTTACCGTGGTGCAGGTGGCCGTGGTCGTCACACTGGTGAGCGTGCTGATGGCAATCGGTTTCCAGTTTCCGTACTGCACCGAGCCGATGCGGCAAGTTCCAGAATCTCCCATGCGCCCAAGCGAGGTCAGATCATCGTCTATGTTGTAGATGAGCGTCTCGGAGTTGGCACCTTCGATGAAATAGCAGCGGTCAGGGTCACCAATGATGGTGTATATTGAGGTGTTGTCAGGTGAAGGGCTGAATCCTCCCGCTGAACCCGAGACGATAGACCGAGGCACTACGGTGAGCACCGTGGCCGTGTTGGAGGCGATAGGGAGTACCTGACCCGCTCCCGTGCCAGCCAGTATCTTGACGGCGTAGTTGGTCCACTGATTTACCGTCCAAGCCTGCGTGCTGTCCGTGAGCGTGGTGGTAGCACCAGAGCTAGCCGTACCCCCAGAGTAGCCTTGTATCATGTACTGGCTGGTGGCGTCGGGCGCGGTGCCTAGCGTGCTCGTCAGTGTCAGCACGGTG